GACTTGGTTCTATCGGTGCTCAGTTGGGTGCTGCTATTAACGAATTCTCAACTGACGGCACGATGGCGCAGAACAGTAACGAGAAAGTTCCTACTCAGGCAGCAGTCGTTACTTATGTCAGCAACCTAAGTGGTGTTGATTCTGACTTCCTTATCGGTGGTAACCTCACTGTTAAGGGAACTACAACAACTGTTGCTTCAGTTACTGTTACTTCTAAAGATCGTAACATTGAACTTGGTACTGTTGCTTCTGGAACCTTTACTGGTGATATCGCTGCTGGTTCAACTGACATTACAAACGTCAGTGACACTACCAACATTGCACCAGGAGTTAATATTAGTTTGACTGGTGGTGGTGGAACCGTCACTATGTCTGGAACATATACAGTAGCATCCATCAGTGGAACTACTGTAACATTGAGTGCTATCTTCCAGGGATCTGGAAGTGCAACTGGTGCAAGTTTCAGTGCAGGTGGTGCAACAGATGTTACCGCTGACGGTGGTGGTTTGACACTGAAAGCTGCGGCAGATAAGACCATCTCTTGGGATGCATCTACTGATGCTTGGGTACTTAACGTTGATGTCAATCTACCTTCAGGTAAGGGTTATCACATTGATGGAACAAGCGTTCTAAGTGCTACAACTGTCCTCGGCAAATCTATTGCTACTGACTTTGGCACAGTTGATAATTCATCCCTCCCAACAACTCTAGCAGTAGAAAATCGCATCAAGAGTGCGGTGACTGCTGTTGGGTTCTACATGGGTGCCCTTTGATATGACTGCAATACTTGGGCATTAAACTGCCCAAGTATTATAAATAATGACAAACAGAGTTTTCGTCTAATTTCTTAAAACGGAGAAAAAACCAATGGCTTCAGGAGTATACGGTAAGGCAGATTTAGCTGCTACAACATGGACAGAAATTGCTGCTGCGCCTACTTCGGGCGTAAAGGTAACCAGCGTTAGTATCTGCAATAGAACTGCTGCTGAAATCACTGTCCGTTTGGCAATCGCTGCAGATTCATCTAGCGTCGTCGATAGTGATTATATTGAATATGATACCAAAATCCCAGCAAACGGCGTTCTAGAAAGATCGGGCATTGTTCTCAGTGCTAGTAACGGTTTAATGGCATACGCTAGTGATACTGGCATCAGTGCTATTGCCTATGGCGTTGATGGTTGATAATTGTTCTTTTAAATCACTTAGGAAGTAAAACAAATGGCAAGATTTATTACACAAACAGGAGGAAGTGGGGGCGCTGCTGGCGATCCATACGGTCCTTATAATAGGGTTGATATGTATAAGGACAATGGTTCTTATACATGGAATCCAGATAACTTAGACACGTCAGTTCCAGTTAGAGTTTATGTCTGGGGTGCTGGTGGTGCTGGTGGTTCTTCATCATACGCATATGGCGGTGGCGGCGGTGGTCTAGCAATTAAAGAAATTGCAGCAGCATCCGCAAACGGAACTTCTATCACGGTTGCTGACAGAGGAACTAACATGAGCAACCGAGCATCCACTTCATCGTTCGGTTCTCACTGCAGTGCTCACGGTGGATGGGGTGGAAACACTACTGGCAGTGGATCTGCTGGTTCCAACAACTACAGCGGCAACATTGGCGAAGGTGGTTGGGGTATCGGTGGAGACATCAACCTAAAAGGTGGTAATGGTGGATCTGGTGGTTACAACAGTGGTTCTGGATATGGTGGCGGCGGTGGTTCCGCTCCTGGTCCTGGTTTTAGTATGGCTGGTCCTGTCCCACTAAAAGCAGGATTCTTCCGTAATGGATATAGAGGTGGTAACTGCACTTCCCATGGATCTGGTGGTGGCGGCGGTATCGGCGGTGAAGGCGGATACGGTCAACCATACTGTGGTGGCGGTGGCGGTGGTTCCGCTGGTCCTGGTGAACCACGTACTAATATGAGCCAATCAATGGTTGGTGGTTGTGGTGGTCCTGGTACTCTAGGTGCTGGTGGATCAGGTGCCAACTCACGTATGACATATTCATCCTATGGTGGTGCAATGTCAGATAACGCAGAATCTGGTCAGGGCACTGCTATCATCGAACCAAATCGTCTCGTCTTTGGCGGCGGCGGCGGTGGCGGCGGCAGCATTATGGCAACATACTCTTCTTGGTACGTTCCTGTTGGAACTCCTGGTTGTGGTGGTCCTGGCGCTGGCGGCGGTGGAATGGGTAACTACTCAGGTTCTACTGGTGCTTACGTACCTTCTGGTCCTGGCGGAATGCTAGGCGGTGGCGGTGGTGCTTCTGCATATATGATGGGCGGCTTCGGCGGTAACGCTGGTGGAGGCGGCGGATCAGGGTATCAATACCATGGTTACGGCGGCGAAGGATTAGTTATTATTCAATACAAAGTTACCGAATAAGGAGTAAATTAAAATGGCAAAAGCAATTATTCAAAATGATAGAGTCGTAGAGGTCTGCGACGATCCAGTGGGAAAGTATCACCCAGATGTTCTAGCTGAGTTTGTAGATGTTCCTGACGGAACTAAGCAAGGTCAAAAATCTGATGGTGCTGGTGGATTTGAGGATGATCCTCATAATTTCCATCCAGAACTAGAAGAAACCGAACCTGAAGCTCAAATTGTTAGTTACATGCTTTTCATCAGAGGATTAACTTCTGCTGAGCGTGTAGCAACAAAAGGATCTACAGATGTAGATGTTGTTGACGGTCTAGAACAATTGAGAGATTTTGGTTTCCTAGCAAAATCTGCAGAACTACTAGGACTTCTAGCAAAACTAGAAGAACTAGGAATTCTAACTTCAGCAAGAAAAACTGAACTAGGAGAAACATTAGGAGTTCCTCCCCAGGAATGATATATCAGTGATTTAAAAGAACGATTTATAAATACCCCTAGGACACTAGGGGTATTTTTTTATGGCTCAACCTGCAAGTAGGACTGAGCTAAGGGACTATTGTCTTAGACAGTTAGGGTTCCCAGTTCTAGAAATTAATGTTGATGACGATCAAATTGATGATGCAATCGATGATGCACTTCAATATTATCGTGAGCGTCACTATGATGGTGTTGAGCGCATGTATCTCAAACATCTGTTTACTGCTGCAGATGAAACAAAGTTCGATACTTCAGATACAGTAACAACAATCAACGGAACTGATTGGGAAGAAAGAAATAGATACATTGAAATTCCACCCCACGTAATGGGAATTTCTAGGGTTTTCGGACTTGCAAGTAATGCAATTAGAAATAATTTATTTGGTATTGAATATCAAATTTTTCTGAATGATCTATATGCTGTCGGTTCTCTTGATATGCTTAACTACTTTATGGTTAAGCAATGGATGGAAACTATTGATATGGTTTTAAATAATGGTTCTTTTGTTGAGTTTAGATTTAATCAACGTCAAGATAGATTGTATCTAGATGTGGGTAAAGATATGCTTGATGAAGATGTATATGTAATCATAGATTGTCACAGAGCACTAGACCCAGATACTTTTACGCAAGTTTATAATGATCCATTTGTGAAGAAGTATACAACCGCATTGATCAAGCGTCAGTGGGGACAGAACTTAATTAAGTTTAATGGCATCCAACTTCCTGGTGGTGTCAGTATGAATGGTCGAGAGTTATATACAGATGCAGTAAATGAAATTGCTGAGATGATGGCAAGATCATCTAGCACATTTGAATTGCCCCCAATGGACATGATCGGATGAAAAAGGTTTACTTCCCACAACATGGCGGAAACAGGACCGAACAAAATCTCGTACAAGATCTCGTGGACGAGCAAATCAAGTTGTTTGGTACTGATGTATTTTATATACCTAGAGTCCAGTTAAAAGATAAAACTCTAGGAGAAGTTATCCAATCAGAATTCAATCAAAGTTATATGATTGAAATGATGCTGGTTAACGTAGAAGGTTTTGGTGCTGGTTCTGAGTTTGTTAGTAAGTTTGGACTGAGGATTACAGATGAAATTACCTTTGTAGTTTCCCGTAGAAGATGGGAACAGTCGGCAAATCCTGCAATGAACTTAGCAGTAGATGGCAGACCAAATGAAGGAGATCTCATTTACTATCCATTAACAGAAGATATATACGAAATCAAATATGTTGAGAGAGAACAACCATTCTTCCAAC